ATGAGCTCGAAATGGGCCAAGACGAATGTTTCGAACCTTCTGCGCAACACCGACTCGGGGAGATATTACGCGCGAATAAAGGTCTCCGGTCGCCAGGTGTGGCGCTCGCTCGATACTGCGGCGCTTTCGGTCGCAAAATTACGGCTCCCTGATCTGGAGAAAGAAGTCCGCTCGGTTTCGGCTCCAGTGCGTAGCACGGAAAAAACAAGCTTCCGATATTGGCTTTTAAGACTCAGGGAAAAAATGGAGGCAGAAAATATCAAGCCCTCTACACTCCTTCGCTACCGTATAGCCGAGAGGGCTCTTGTGGCTACGTGGCCAAATCTTGAATACGCCGACGTGCGCAGGATAACCGAGATCGACTGCAAGGAGTGGTCCAAGCGGGCGGTCAGTGAGGGGACGGGGCTCAAATCACCAAGGGCAAAGGAAGCCAAGGGAACAATGTCCGCGTCGGCGCTGAATAAGTGCATCGACGTTTTGCGGCATGCGCTCGATCTTGCTCGCGAGGGCGGGTTGATCTACAAAAACCCAGCCTCATCTGTTAACCGTCTTCCGGTCCCGGCCAAACGACTAGAGCTTCCATCGCGGGAAAAATTCTATGAGCTCGCGAAGGAAATTGGGCGAGCAGGAGCAAGGCAGAGTAAAGGCGCTGAATTTCTTGTTCGCTTTTTGGCAACTTCAGGGATGCGCCTTGCCGAAGCGGGCGCGGTGAAATGGGATGATGTCGATTTGGAAAGAGGAATGCTCATGGTTCGCGGAACAAAAACCAAAACCGCTCAGAGAGATATCCCGATTTTCCCGGCGTTGAAATCGCTTCTTGTAGCGGTTCCGGTCGATAAAATGCTTGGGGATGTTTGCAAAATAAAATCCTGCGAGGAGGCCCTCACCCATGCCTGCGAGAAGATCGGAATCAAGCGCATTACGCACCACGATTTGAGGCACCTTTTCGCGACGACCTGCATTGAGAGCGGTGTCGATATTCCGACTGTATCCAGATGGCTAGGACACTCCGACGGCGGCGCTCTTGCGATGCGGACTTACGGGCATCTGCGCTCGGAGCACTCGGAGCAGATGGCAAAACTGGTCAGGCTGTGAACAGCTTTCAATTTCCCCATGAAATACCAACTCGACATAAACGGTTACATCACCGAGCCGCTTGATCTTCCTCAAGTCGTATCGCTCTATATGAGCGGTATTCTTACGTTGGATACGCCAACAAAAGCAGACAGCGAAACGGCTTGGTCAAAGCTCTGCATCACGCTCCCCTTTTTAGCGTCAGCCCGCACATCGAAGGATGTTGTTTCGGAAGTGAAGCCTGATTTCGGCAACCCAATTCCGCATCTAAGAGTCGAGGTTGCGCAGCTTGATCTTGGTTTTGGAAACTTATCTAAACAGATACTTATCATTGCATTATCTTCTCTTCCTACGGTGATAATTATTTCCGTAATTGGTTTTTTGATACGCGCTATTTTAGCCGCCAGCCGATTCATTCTGGCGTATCTCCGCAAACTTTCTTCATTCATAGCGCGTTAGTTAGCAACGACATACGCCTGTTGTGTTGTTTTACCTCGCTATTTCTATAACTCACTGCCACTCTAGCACCATCGAAACAAGGCAAGCCTCCATGATGGAGGCCCCGAGTGGAGAGCGGACTGGGCCGAATCCCAGAGAGGAAGAAAAAATGAGCAACATCAATAACTACCGTACCGGAAAAGAAACCGGAAAGCTCGAACTGAGCGCCGATCAGCTGGCCACCTACAAGGCCAAGGCCCAGTGGCCTCAGGGCGTAATCGAGGCGGGTGACATCCTCACACCCTCCCAGCTCGCTGAGCTAGGGGTCTCCTCAGAGGAGGTCATCTGGGTCGACTAAGCCCCCCCCAAAAAAACCTTTAACCGCCCCTCTTCGGAGGGGCAAAATAAAATGGAAAAATCTCGCAAAAACACTTCTTTCCGCCGCGCATCGCACAAATTTGAGGCGCTCGAAAATCCCACTGCAGCCAAGATTGAATCCCTCCAAGCCGAGGGGCGCACGGTGCAGTTCCGCCCGAGCCGCGATGGGTACACCATCGAGGGCAACGGCTGGCTCACTCTCGGGGATCGCGTCCCTGGCTCTGGTCCCGCCGCTTTTCTATCGGAGGATGGCGCGGAAGAAATCTTCATTTCGGAAAGCGATTTTGTAAGGATTTCCAAATAATTTTTACAATGAAAAATACCTCAAATAACGATGCCCCACACAAGCTCACCGTAGCTGGTCTTTCCGTGGATTACTGGCCCCGGCAAGGCTCCGTGTATGTCGAGGCGACCGATGATAGCGGGGAAATTGTCCTCGCCTGCGAGTGGACGATGGAAGGGCGCGGGGACGTGACCATCGACGAGATTAGTGATGAGGACTCGGATAGGGTGTTTTCCGCAGTGAATGCGGCGATAGCCGGAGACCCCAAATGCTAACCCACCACATAACTCTTCTCACCGGCGACAGCATCGCCCATCGCCTCGATACAATCTCCCCGGAGGCGGTGAGCGCCTGCCGCGCACTGATGCCGCACGGGGGCAAGGTGCCGGGCTTTCCGGCCTTCCGCGTCGAGATTGCAGAGGGGCAAGTATTCACAATTTTTCGTGGCCGCGAGCCGCTCGTGACCTGCGGCGTCGGCGTCGGGCGTAACCAAGTATGGGATACACTCATCGAGACGCAGGAGCATTTCGCCCCATGCGTAGTCACCGAGCCACCACACGGGCAATGGCTCGCCGTTGTGGTCCTCCCGCCGCTCGCGAACGTCGCACGCAACGACATCGCTTGGCTCGCTGACTTCGAGCGCTGCATGGCTGCGGCGCTGCTGCAATGAGTGAGCACACGCAACAACAGAAGGAGTCGGTCCGACACCTGCTTGCGGTTGCGCGGTGCCTGCGGACCAATCAGCCATTCACAGCTCCGTCGCTCTGCGGCAAGTGCAATGTCAGCTCGCGCACGATCAAGCGCGACATCGCGCTTTTGCGTTCCTTCGGTTGGAAAATCTACTGGAACAATGGAGGCAACGATGGGGCCTACATTTTGATTAGCGCACCGAAACCTGTTTTGTAAACGTATTAACTTTTCTATTACTATGCCCGCACCAAAGAACAACAAGAACGCGCAGAAGAAGCCCGAGGATAGGGCGACCTCATTCCTGTATCTCAACATCACGCCCACCCAGAAATCCATCTGGGTCCGCGAGGCGCAGAAAAACAACATGAGGCTCACAGCATGGGCAACGCAGGCGCTCAACGCGGCGGTAAAGAAAGGGTAATAGTATTACGTTTTCGGATACGCCGCTTTGATCTCAAGGCGACGAGCTTGCAGCGCATTCATTTTAGCAGGGTCTCCGGCGCGCTCCTCGAAGTACGCTTCCATGAAATCATCACGGCTGATTTCTGCGAGGTAAGCAGCGCGGCGCTTGTCTGCGTATGTCGGAGCAACGTAATCGAGCGGAGTGACTCCATTTGAGGTCTGCTCTCTCATTGCAACCGATAGTTTATTTTCCCCGTCATCGGGGAAAAACTCCTTCGTTTCTACGCATCGAAAATAGCCGTCTTGATTTGTCTTTTGAAAGGTCATGGCTGCATCACCAGTTTTGGGATTTCACCGAGAGTAAATAATACTTGTTTACGACAGCCGTCGCTACGACTCCGTTTGCGTCGCAGGGACCGACGAGAAACTCCCACTTGTCAGTCTGAGATGCTCCGTAAATAGTGATCGGAATTCCATGAATCTTCGCGTTTCCTGCGTCGTCGGACGATTCGGCAGCAAGAGGAAGGAAACTACCTGTCAGGTTTTTTCGGTAGTAAATACAAATAGCCCCGGTGTATCCAGAAATCTTCGCGTAGAAAATCAGATTCAATTCTCCGCTGTCGTTCGGGCTCGCGATTGGATAGCTCGCATTGTCCGCGTTACCCGGGCCGACCATGATCGCGGGGGTGCAATGGTTCCATGCGCTATCGCTGAATGAGGTCGTCACCGGCCACGTCATTGAATTATTATAAGTCCCCTGCGCCTCGATCGTTCCGAATAGTCTCGATGGATAAGCCGCCACGTAGATTTTTGACGCCTTTGAGAGGTATTGGGCCTGCATGTACCCCGTAGCAACCTTTCCAGCCGCGAGTGACTTTATATGTGACGTATCCACTATCTCAGTACCGATATTTGCGGCCTGAGTAATTACCAAATTTGCTCCTACCTTTACAGCGGTGACGGAACTAGCCGCAAGTTCATCTGTCCCTATCGACCCTTTGACAAGGAGGCTTCCGTTTACGATCTGTACCACGGCGACCCACGCAGACCCGGACCAGTATCTTGTTTCCGTCCACTTGTTACCAGTTGTTGAATACTGCGTAACTCGATCAAGCAGGACTTTCACAAAACCGGAGCTCGTTATTACAGAGTCCGCCGCCGTGTCACTCCATGTTTGGGTTGTCCCGGTGTCGACTTGGAACTCCTTGCTTCCGCGTGTTCCAGTTGTTCCGTCTGTGCCCACAAATTTAATAGATGCTGACCACGTCCCGGTTCCAACCCGGTGTCGCATGTAAATGTCGCCAGCCGCCCAAGTGCCATGCCAGTTCGTCGCGTCGGAACTGTATTGCACCTCTGTACTTTCCCCGTTTGCCCCCCCGACCACCGAGAGTAATGAGAATACGCCTTTAGCTCCGCTGGCTGTGTGTGTGACGATTACTGTACAGGCAAGTGTCCCGTTTCCCTCCACGGTGTAGGAAGTGCTGTTCTCCGGGTTCTCGTATCCACCCACCACAGTCCACAGTCCTGCGCTGAAATAGCATGGAAACTGATGGACGGCTAACTGCGTCGATCCTCGGTAGAACACCGCCTGCATGTACACTGGCCTTGTGTCGCTCCAGGCCCCACCCCCTGCGGCTTGACTGCGCGTAAGGGCGCTACTCCAGTCGGAGCTAAGCGGAGCGGAAGTAACTACGGCAGTTGTCCCGTCTGCGCCGGAGTTGCCCGTGTCGCCCTTCGGGCCATCGTGGCGCACGGGTGTGCTCCATGCGTCTATCAGTATGCCATCAAGCTGCTGTTTCGCTACGCTCATCCATAGAGGGTCTGTTCCGGTCGGAGGGTCATCGTACCATCCAGATGGGATTCCATTGCCTGAAGGGGCCGTGGGCTGGCTTGCGGCGCGCCTCCAGACAAACTCTCGGAAAATTCCGTCCTCTCCATTCACGCCATCAGTTCCGTCTGTGCCCGCCTTGCTCTTTGTGATAGTGAACCGCTTCGTGATAGTTGCGTACCCGGTTCGCGTTGCCGTGAAGTCGACATATGCAACATCCGCTGACATAGCGGTTACTGTCGCAGTCCTTGTGCTCAGTGTGCTTGTGCACCCGGTATCATTCTTTGTCACAGCCCAGTTTGCTGAATCGTTACTGATTCCTTTTAGTATCACTAGTTCTGATACCGCACCGACAAAGCTTGTTACATTACCATCTTTATCTGCTGGTAGCGATATTGCAGAAAGGCTGAGTTCCGCGTTTACGGCATCAGACCCGGATGACGCGGATAACGGGGTCACTGATTGTGGCCCGACAAACGCTGATTTATACGAGCCGGAATCAACCAAACGAATATAGATATCCCTTTGGGTTCCTGCGGTCATTCCGGAGTGAAGATAAACCGAAGCCCCGCCCGGAATTACTGGGAATGTTGCAGCCGGTATTGCATCGACGGATGGCGTTCCTGATCCATTCGCAACAACATGAATCTCTGCGTATTCAAGGTCTGGATCTGTCGGGTTATCCCAAGACAAGCTTGCTGCCTGGGTGACCGCAACCGACGCGAAAGATGATGGAGCAGAAACCGACGTGTCAGAAAATGTGAAGGTGAGTGCGGTGGCGTCGGACAATTCGAGGCCCTGCTGAAGCGTGTATGGCGCCACTTTGAAATACCGAATGGATGGCGTGCGCGGAAATTCAGCGTGATCCACCAGCTCGCACGATTCCCGTTCTATCACAAATACCGAGGCGCTCGCCGAGTGCGAAGCCGGGGAGCTTCCGCTGCGTCCTCGAAGCACCGCAAGCGAGTACTGCCCCCCACCGAGCGCTGTGACTGCGCCGATGCTCATTACCTCATAATCGACCACAAGAAGTAGCGTGTTGTTGAGCCGCTCCGAATCGCTTCGGTCGGTCAGAATCGAAATCTCAAAACCAGATAAGGCACAGGTGATCGTGCTTGCGGTGGTCCCTATTGCAGCGGCAAGCGTGCCGCCAAGCGCAAACGAGCGCGAATTAGTCAGGTAGTCATAGGAAGTCCCTGACAAAGAATAATAGAGCCGGAAACCGATGCAATTTGCCGAAGGGCGAACAACCAGCGGAAGTAGCTTCGGAGCCGGGCCATCGGCCCACAAAGCGGGGACCTGCAATAGTCGAGTATTCGTCGCGGCCACTGGGATCGGCGGAGTCGGACGATTCGGCGTGGGATCAGCGGGCGCAACATAAGCAAGCGGTGCCAGACAGCGCTCAAGCTGTATGCTTAGTTCGGTCTCGCCCCCTGTCGCTGCGTCGCTTCGGCTGGTAATTCTATAGACTTGCTCAAGCGCGCTCGGAGAATAATTGAAAACGAATCTGTCTCCCGGCTTGAGCCCGGCTGCTTTCTCGCGCCTGACCTTGATCGAATCATCGCCGGCCGGGATTGAGTAGTAGCGCGCCAGCTCCTGCGCCTGCTGCTTCTGCTGGTAGGAAGTACAAATAAATCTCCTGTCGTAGCTCTTGATTCTAAACTCTCCCAAACGCTCCCTGGCCGCGTCGTCACAATGTTGTTGATACGAGTCTTCCATATCCCAGTCACGGTCTGGCCCGGTGACAATGGCGTCCGTGTAAACGCTGGCATCGTCATATCCGAGGGCAGCAAGCTGCGGGTCTTCGGTGAGGTCATGGAGGGTTAATGTTTTGAGCCCGGCCGTTGATATTGCCCCGTGCTCGAAGCGTCCGAACTCTAGTTTTTCTCCATTCCGCCTTACCCAGCCGTCGAAGTTTTCCAGCACCGCTGAAAGAAAAGAACTGAATGATGTTTTTTCTGTGATGTATGCAGACTGATACCCCATGCGGGCAAGGTGCGCGGAGTCTTCTTGGACCGAAACCGTTGCGGTCTGGTTTCGAATTGATTCCGCCAGTGTGCTGGCTGTCGCTACGTCGACGACTCCTGTCAGTCCATACCCAAAGAAGCTATTTTCCAAATACTCAGCTAGTCCGGTGATTGGATTCGCGCCTTCACGCGAGCGCTCACCATCCAGACCGGCGAAGATTGGGGCGCGCTCAACAAGTATCCGTACATTTGGTACACTTGTTGAAGATGATACCAAGCTAAGACACTCAAGAACAGGCTGCCCACGATAGTACGGGTGGTCCTCTCCGATAGAATTCAGGATAAGCCAGTCGCCAGACGCCGTCTCAGTACCCCAATGAAGTCGGAATGTTCCAATGCCGGGAACAACAATGTTCCCAGTGTGCTCAGGGTGAGAGGAGTCGCGAGATATTCCTCCCCCGACGCACCATGCGACAGCCCCGTCGACTTCGATCTGTTCCAAGAAGTCGATTTGGCAACACGCACAAAGACCGGCCACGTTGAACGTGTAATATTCAGAACTACTGCTTCCGCTCTTCGCGGACTTTCCGCTACTTCTGGATTTGTGCGTCTGAATATTCTTGGGCTCTGTTACGCACCAAACCGGCGCAATCCATTTTCTACCGAAGAAATAAGGAAGCGGGACAGTCTGCTGACTGTTATTCAGCTTCTGCGGTGTGACAGAGGCGTAAGAGGCGTTTGTTTCCGCTGTCGATGTGGAGAACATGGCTTAGAGTGGTTGCGGGCGATAAACCGCCGCGAGTTTTCCAAGTATTTTTTGGCCACGAATTACCGCGTCTATGCGCATTGTGTGCGCCCCATCTGATTTTAGTGTATGAAGTATCTCCTTACTCCACAACATCAGCCCACCATGATGAGGAACTTTTCCACACGTGAAACAAAGCGCGTCACCCGGGAGAAGTTCCGAAACAGAATAGGACTCCAGCTTTGTAAAGTGAGCGACCAGTTCGGGCCACGTCTCGAAAGCCTCGATCAGAAGCGAGTGCTCTGAGTTTTGCCCCCAGTCCATCGACTGCCTTGGGATCTCGATCTTCCCTATCACTCCGCAAGTTCGGTAAACATAATCCAGCACATGCACGCAGTCCATGCCTCCGTCTCTTCCAGGCGCTTCGCTGTTTGCGAAGAACGGAGTGCCGACAACCGAAGCCACGGCGGCGCGCAGAGCCGCGTCTTTCTCCGGACTATTGAAATATGTTGGTATCATTTCTTCCCTCCTGTTCTGGTCGATGTCGCCGGAAGTGTGAGCGCTACAGATGGAAGATATGGATGACCCCGGAACCTTGCCTTCCACCCCGAAGGATCAAGAGAGCGGCACGTAGCAACCTGTCTGTCGCAGGATCTATAATACGATACCGATTGCCCGGTTGCCGCCTGCCGCAACGGTCTGTCGAGCGTGAGTTGCTGACCTCCAGTTACCGGGGTAGATGATACGACTGATCTTGATTCCCAAGCGTCGCCTGCTCCTGCGCAGAGTTTCCCGGGGGAATAGGTGTTTGCTGCCGCGCTGTCGCTTGTAGCCACTACTACGATACATCCTAAAGATGAAAGAAGGGTTCCAGTTTTCTCAAATGACGCATTCAGGTGCCCGCACCATGGGGACATAAAGTAGGTGTTGCAGCTCGGGCCAACAAAAACGCCAGGCCCTTCCCGGTCGAGGATTCCCCCGAGCCATTTGCATTCTGCTGCGTATTTTCTTCCAGTCTGAGGAGCGCTCGCAATTGCGCCGAACCACACTTGAGAAGCCAAATCGGCATTCAATGGCTCTGACTCGATTTCGTAAACGCGCAGTTCTACGCTCGCCTCAAGTATATTCGGGCTGAACATGGCGAGCGGGTTACCGTCGAAAACAAAACTGTTCAGGGTGATGTTTTCACTGGATAGATCGAGCCCACCCTTGATGTTTTCATGCTCCATCGGAGCGGGCGCATATGTTCCGTCGCCGGTTCTCGTGAGCGGTCGCCAGCAATTTGTGAAGCGATAAACGTGCGGAGTCGGCAGCTTGTGTGTGATTTGATACAGGTATATTCTTCCTGGCTGTTGAGGGGTCTCTCCGCTTGTCCCCGTGATTTCCCATGGAACTTCTGAAAGTTTGATCTGAACATTCGCAATCTCTGGGGTTTCGTAATCAAGGGTAAGCACGCTCTCACCAAAGCGCATTGTTGATGAATGCGGAGCGTTTGCGGTGGCGGTTCCTGGCTTATACCAGAACGGAGCCGTGAACGATTGCCACTGTCCCCGCGATGCGACGAAGAACGCCAGAAGTGTTGCAATCTCCGCTTTGCTCAAGAGCGTAAAGCCAGCTTTAGATGTCCATCTAAAAGCCGCCTCTTCATTGCCGATAACCCGCTCTCGTTGCTGGCCAATTCCATCAAACGTCAACCCACTCACTGGGGTTTCTGTCGGAGGAGAAGACCAATTCGGCAACAACGAAGAAGGCCACACTCCAGCGGTCGCCGTAGTTGATATTCCTATACGGTAATCCCAAGGCGAGTCCTCCGTCAGGGTAAACCTGCACTGGGCCAGTGTTCCATTGATTGGCTCTATGTCGGGCAAGCTTGTTATGTGGCCAACAAGAAGCGGTGCGTAAATATGGGTAGCATCTAGGGTGGATGAAGCCGAGACAATGGACGAGATCGTCAGGTCAATTAGCTTCCTGGCGTCGTAGATTCTTCCTGCGTAATCCGCTCCTATGAACTTATCCACCCATAGCGGAACACCGACCCATGACTTGCCAAGCGTTGCGAGTGTGTTTCTCAGCTCCTGCGCTTCATCTCCAGCGAGCGTAAGCATTACTCCTGCGGAAAGCATCTGCTGCTCTGCCCTTGGTCTCCGCCCTTCTCTATTTGATAGTCCTTCAGTAACGTCGCCGGCGAAGCTATGTGATATGGAAATAGACTTGCTCCAATCCGCCTCTGGTAAAAAGCAGACAATTTGAAGCGTTTCAGAGGACAGTGTAGTGAATGTCATGTTACACCTTTATCCCTATTGCGCCTCTATTCTGGCGCATCATGTGAACAAAGTGGTTTCTATAGTTCGGATCTCGCTGGAGCTCTTCCAGATAGCCGGTATTTCGATGGTCAATTACAATGGTTCGCTCCGGTTTTGACTCACCCGAGAAACCGGAACCGGCCGAAGCCCCTCCGCCTATAGTCGACGTTGCAGGCTGAAATGCGGGCTTGGTGATGTTTGATATCGGGCTGATCATCGCCCCTGCGTTCAGGGCGCTTACTCCGCTTTTTCCAAGCAGGGACGTTGCCCGCGCATTCAGCACGGCCTCTGTTCCGTTTTCATTTACGGAGATTATTTTTCTCCCGCCCTCGATGACTCCACCAGACTCGAATTTTGTCAGGCTGGATATGAGCGCCATCATCCCGATGATAGACGCCCCGAAAACAACAGGGCCAAGAATTGGGCCCAGCTCCATAATCGAACGGAACATGCCGGCAATTCCGGTTGCGGTCGATTGCGCCCCGGCTGCTGATACCGTCATCCCGGTGGTTGCGGCGTTCTCCCCCGCCGAGGCGGCTACTCGAGACGCCGCACCAGCTGCGGCGATACTCGTCTTGGCGCTCTCCGTCGTTGTGTGAAGCGTCAGGTCTTTCGCGTGAAACATGGCCGACCATGCAGCCATGATAGTGTGCTGGAATGCCCAGTCTGCCACCATCTGCGCTCCGGCCTGTACGAAGTTCGTAACTACAGAGTTCCACAGGCTCTTGAGTTTCGAGGTGAACGAGCCTCCCTTGAGCAGCATATCCGAGAAAGCACTACCAAGAGACGTGCGAATGGAAGCGCCAACCTTGGTAAAGGTGCGCTCGATCTGGTCGCCCCGCGTCCCAATCTCGTTGATTTGGCTGAGAAGCGAACCGGACAGTCCAGACGCCGCACTTTGATAATGCTTCGATGGATCGCTGAAGTCTTTCCCGTATTTGCTGTTCTTCTGGTCGAGCGTTTCGGGGTTTTCTCCTATGCCCTTGTTGTTTGCCGTCTGCTTTTTCCCGAGTGAACCAAGCTCACTCAAAAGGCTTTGAGCGTTCATGCCTGGATTCGCTGCGGCGAGATCCTTCAAAGCTTGGACCTGCTTCTCTATCTCTTTATTTTCCTCCTTGAGCTTCGCGATTCTCTGCTCGCGTTTTTCGGAGTCGGTGAGCGCGTTGTTGTTCCCGATGTCGTTCAACGCCTCGTCGTACTTTTCAATGGCATCGCGGGCCGTGTTTATCGCAGGAGTAAAGCCGCCCGTCGCCTCGAATTTCAGCTTCGCGATTTCAAGGTTGAGCTTGGCAATGGCTGCGGCTGCATCTTCCGAGGAAATGAAAGGGTTTCCGCTTGAGTCGAACATCCTGGTCAGGTTCTCGACCTCGAGAATCTGCTTTTTGTAGCGCTCTACCGGGTCGCCAATTTCTCGATACTTCTCAGCGGTGGTCCCAAGGGCGTCGTTTACACGCTTGATTGCAGCTTCGGTTTTCTCGCGCTCTTCCACCTCGGCTTTATTGGCGTCTTCGGAGGATTTTGCTGCGTCTGACTCAGCGTTCTTTTTCTTCTCTGCGATTTTCCTTTGTATCTCGTCGATCTTCGCGGCTATTTCTTGGGCTTGCGCCGCTAGCTCAGCGGCCTTTGCAAGATCGGCATCTGATGCAGCAATTTTTACGTCTTCCACATCCAAAGCAATGTCACCCACTAGGCCATAGTCGGCCTTGGGTCGCATTACCGTCTTTGGTCTTTTGAGTTCTTCAGAGTCCCGCATCAGCTCCTTCTGCTTTTTGAGCAAATAATCGAGTTCCTCGTTATCAGAGCGCCGAGCATGAAGCATCCTTTCAAGGGTCTGGAGCTGTTTGCCGGTCGATTCTTCAATGGCCTTGGCGTATTCCGCAGCCTCCTTGAAATGGTCGGTTATCGCTCCCGCAAGTTTCTCCGCGACTGCAAATCCAGATCCGAGTCCCATGCCTCCAAGAAAGTGCTTCGCAATGTCAGGCATTGAGAATTTCCTTTCCATGCGCCGCCCGAAGTTTTCCCAGTCTTTTCCTGCCTGGTCAACTTTCTGACGCACGCTTTCAAGTCCAGCCGCGACCTGGTTAAACCCGGCAAGGTCAGCGGTTGTCGCAAGTTTGATGTCGATTTGTGGCATGGTATTTTCAGTTGATGCGTTTTCAGTTACCGCCTAGTCGTGGAGTATGTCCCCATCTATACTAATACTTACCCTACTTGCACTTGTGCTGATCTCGTTTTTTGTATCCAGATTTCTTAGACGTCACGGACTGATAAACTTCATGTGGCTTTTGGCGTCTGTTTTTGGGCTGGTATCTATTGCGGGAATAATTTGCTCAGAGGACAGAACCCTGTTCGCGGTGTTGCTGCTTGCTTCGGTTGTCTCGTTTGTCGGTGGCGGTGTTCTCGAATTCCTACAGAGGATTGAGCGGAAGTAATCAGGCAGGCTTCCAACCCTGCTTTTTCCGAAGCTCGTTCGTCTGGCTGGCGAAAAGATCAATGTCCAACAGCGTGCAGTGGTCCAAGTACTCGGCCTGATAGCCGGCATCTATCAGGTATGCATAAAGTCCTCCCATTAACTCTGCTTCGCTTCGCCCAAAAGGGCTTCGATTTTCGACAGTATGCCGGTTAATGAGTTTTTTATCTCGTCGTCCAAATTGATTTCCAGCCCGGCGTTGACCAGGGCAAGAACGTCGCCCCAGTCGAGCGTTGCGAGTTCGGTAGCGCTGATCTCGGTCGTGTTTGTTACGAGGGTTGTGATTAGTTCTTCGCTCTGCGCCACGACTCCAGGGAGCTTCGAGTAAAACGAAGCGGCGGCAGAGGGCTGGTCGGCCTGTTTGTCGTCGGTCTTTTCGGGCTTCGGTGCGGAATTTCCCCATAGCGCCGAGGCTACCCCGATGACTTCTTTGATAAACACAGAAGCGGGTTTCCACGTGAGTCGACGAACTCGGATGACCCGCTCTCCAGTAGTGGAGAGAATCGTCACGTCTTTGCTTCGCTGCTTGATCGTGTCCATGGTTATGCAGCGATTGTGCTGTCAGCCGTGAAAATCACCTGTCCGCTCTTTTTGCTCGTGACGACGAGGGTGGGGGTCGTGAAGTCACCACCTCCGAGCGTCAGATCGCCAGAGCGCTTGATTGAGGCAGGGAAGATATCCGAGACCAGAGCGCATTTGCCCGTCGCGTCGTTCGCCGACGGGGTCCACATCTGGACGGTCCCAAGAGCATTTCCGGAAAGACCACCAGCAAACAGATCGGTAACGAGCCTCTTGGCTTCGTCGACGGGGAACTCAAATGTTTCATTCCCTTCAGTGCGGTATTCGGCCACTACCCGAAGGACTCCGGTTGAGTCCGGGCGCTTGATGGTCGCATATTTCGAATCGTCCTTATGGACGACTTTTGAAGTACCGAAAACGATAGCGGTTCCGCTCGTTGGCGTGAATTGAATGATTGAAAGACCCGCCATGATTGCCTTGGCGGCGTCGAATGTGGCAGTAGGAAGAGCCATGATCTTTTGTGTGGTTTAGTGTTTGGTTCTGACGAAATTAATCAGTGGAAGAAGTAGGGCGCGGAACGCCTTCCCGGCGTGCCGTATTGAGCATCCGGCATGGTAGTAGGCTTGTTTTATCGCGCTCATTGCAGGATCACTGGAACGGTAAAGGATACGACGTGAAGAATGTATCCGTTTTCCGACTTCGCTGGCATGTAGCTCGTAACGTTTGGGACTTGCTCAAACGGAGCAGAACGCACACGAATTGCTGCGACGACTTGGTTCACGAGTCCCATATTCTCAGGCACGTGCGCAACCTTCGGGCTTTCCGCGATGAACACTTCAAATTCCGCCTCAAGGAGAGTTGATCGAGAATCGCTGGAGGCTCCCTGTTTTTCGTGCGCTTCAGGAAGACCGATTTCGATACAGACCCCCGTCGTTTCCAGCGAAGATGCGATTGCCTCACGTGAGATCTTGTCATCCGTGAAAAGCGAATAACAGATGGGAGCGCCGAGCGCAGCCAGGGCAGGAACGGCCATTAGCCTGCCAGAAACATAGGTCTGTAATTCGTCGAGTTTCATGCTGCGTTAAAAACTGAAAAGAAATTTTCTCGTTCCTTGCGCTCAATATAAATGAGCATGTCGGCAGCCGCTTCGGTGAGTGCTGTACTCACGATTCCGTAACGTGCATCGACTTCCTCCAGCCCGTCGGTCATTCCGACAATGCGCAAATATCCGTCTCCTTTTTCTGCATACCCGAGCGGTCGCCCGGTCTTGTTTCTCACGTAATAAATTCCCCTGACTTGTGAGAATCTGGCCCTGAACCAAAGAAACGATGCGGCAAGTGCCCCGATTCCTTTCTGTCGTATGGCGATTTCTTTACCTACGTATTTCTGCCAGAGAGAAACGCGCTGCTTTATGTTTCGCAGGTTCGACTTCTTGATTGATCTGCGAAGCTCTTTTCGGGCAGCAAGGTATTCATTAAGCAGCGACCTTCTGACGAGAGTACCGCGCCCTTCTTTGGTGCGGGTCGCAAGCTCTGCAAGGGCAAGCCCCTTTTTGACTTTTCCGGGTCCACCAAATTTCCGCTCGGCGAATCCCTTATACAGCCTGATCCCGAGGTCCCTCCCCTTCTTGTCCAGCATATCATCCAGCGAGCGGCGGGTGAGTTGCACGTAGCGCGAAAACACTACATTAAACTCGCCGATGTTCGTGGTGATCATGCTGCTCATTTCGTTTCCCTGCGGTCCATGCGGTCCTTGATTGCGGCAGTGCGTTCGTCGATGCGCTCAAGAAGCTGCTGAGTCCTCACCGTGACATCCTCAAGTTTTTCAATGCGGCGCTCGTTGCGTGCGTCGCGCTCCTCTCCCTGTGAGATTCTGGATTGAGTCACGCCCCACGTAACGCCAGCGGATGCGACCGCCATCAGGGCAGAAATCGCGACTGCTACCGTTGCGCGGATTCCGGTATTTGGTGTTAGTGCGGTCATTTTGGATACGCGGTTGGTTGCTATTTCGCGGACACCTTGCCTGTTTTCTTCCAGGCATTCATCAGCGCCCATTTCTGCACAGCCTCGGACGTTACCCTGAAATTCTCTCCATCGGTGGTGACGCCGTAGTCCTTGACCAATGCAGGCGAGAACTCTTTCCCGTAGGTCTCGATAAGGGCGTTGTACCGAGCGAGCGCTGTAGGGGTGACGATGATATAGCCATCAGCCACGGCGACGACGCCACTGTTTTGCTGGCCACCGTCCCAACTTGCCTGCGTTGCGACGACTGGCTGCGGCACAATGGTCGAGCTGCAAGCGGCGGTCCCAACGACAGCGACGAGCAGCAAAAACGGAATAAGAAAACGTGCTTTCATGGTTCAGTCGGCGAGAATGTTGCGGATCGTCTTTTCGTCCTTGGCCGCGAGGGCCTTTGAGGCCGTATCCTTGATCTCCTGATCTTTGCTTCCCTTGGCTGCGGCCTGCATCTCGGGCGTGTTTTCGCGGACGGCCTGCTCTCGCTTGAAGCCGAAAGCCTCCTTGAGAGCGGCAAATGCGTTGGAGAGTAATTCAATCACGGCAAAGTAGCGGTTGAGGCTGCGTTGTGCATTGCTACCCCGGCGGCGATTCCGTCAGTGATGGCGGCGATGATCTTTTGGACGTGTTCATTCGTCGGGATGATCACCTTTTCGCCTCCGCAAGAAACGTATAGGTCATACGCATCCATGAATGCCTCTGCGTATTCAGCGACCTGCGACGCGGTAAGTTTCGGCGCAAGTGCGGCAATCTGGGTTTTCACGCTCTCAAGCGTAGGAGTGCCAGTGAACACAACAGCAACGCTAGCGGAAATCGCTGCAACCTCAGTCGAGTACGAGGGGTTGTTATCCAAGACAAATTTTGTCGGCCACTTGAAACCCGTCTTGGTAACGACGGCAACAGTGTCCCAGTTTACGGTCTTGGTTGTGACCGTGGTTCCGTCAGACGAGGTGGTTGTCGCGGTCGTGCAGCCGGAGATGGAAAGACCCGTGAAAAGCCCTGCGAAAACGCAAAGAGCGAGCGTAATAAACGAGAGGATACTGTTTGTTTGCATATTATTGTACTTTTGGTTCTGAATCGAAAGAGGGCTGCACTGGCTTGATAACCGGCAGCGGATTATCCGAAAAATAGTCGATGGCTTCCCACATCACTGCGGCACCGAAAACGGAAAGCAGTGTGGCGAGATTTGGAATTGGGACGTAGGCCGGGACTGTGCAGGCCGCCGTGGTGATCCCGCCCGTGAGCTTCACGGCTTTGATTCCTGCATTCCAGCACGACGCCAAAACACCGAGGGCGTAATGCGCGGAGTATGTTTTCAGTTTCGATAAGTTCATGGGGAATAATTATTGGCTGGCGGTTGACGGGTCCAAGGTGACTTGAGCGACCTGAGACTGTGCGGCAGTGAGCTGCGCAGTGAGTGCAGCGATCTGCTCATGCGCTGCATCGAGACTGGAGCCGATAGAAGCGATGGATGACTGATACGCTGCAGATCGCTGTGCATCATACGCCTCAAGAGCGAGCTGGATGTCGCTCGTGAGCTCAGGGCGATTTGCGATGGTATCGGCGAGGGCTCCAGCTGGGATGCCATTGACGAGAATATTACTCGGAGAGATTACGGTAATGGTAGGCATGGTCAGAAAACAATTGCGGTGCCGCGCCAGACCGCGCTTGGCGGGTCAATCGCCGCCGTGGTGATATTGTTTGCGCGAAAGGTTAGGGTATTTGCAGCGCTGATAAATGCCTGCACGATGATGCCAGGAGTCGGAGCGGCAGGAGGGCCGACTTCCACGCTGGAATTTACCGTGGCTCCGGTGAGCACGGCGGCAATGTCGGCGTATCCACCTGCCGCGATACTGGGAAAATCTAGGGTGGCCGTTGCGGTGAGGATCTTTGTCACGGTCGGACCACCATTCAGCGAGACCCCGCCGGTGAACGCCCAATTCGTCCCGTCGTGTTGCGCCTTGATCGCGCCCACTCCGTTCGCAAAAATGATGTTATTCGTGAGCGCGGCTGCGAGCCCCCCCACATTCGCTCCGACAATTGTATTTCCAGAGCCGGTGGTGATCCCGCGGCCTGTATTGCTACCTATTGCGGTATTACCCGTCGCCTCGGTGGAGATGGACCACCAGCCTGTTTCGGTCGCGACAAAAGTCGCGGTGAAATAAAAAGTGTTCGCATCGATCACCGTGATCGACTTGTCGCCATTATATGAGGTCGTGCCCGAGATTGTCCGCGTGACCGTTCCGGTGAGTCCGTGTGCGGTGGAAGTCGCGACGACGGTTCCCGGGACTATCCCGGAATAATCCGCAAATGCGGTGATCGCTTTGCTTGTTGGTCGTAGATCATACAGCGCGTTGAACCCAATTCCGCAATTGTACGATGCTGTCGTGTTGTTATACAGAGCGTTTGTCCCTATCCCGGTATTGTAATTCCCGGTCGTTGTGCGGTACATCGCGCTTGATCCAATCGCGACGCAGAAATTGGCATTGGTGACGCTCCAGAGCGAGGAATGCCCAATCCCGATATCGTCACTGCCGGTGGATAGGCTTACGAGTGACTCATTTCCAATCCCGACATCGTTTGATCCTGTTGTGCAATATGCAAGTGAGCTAGATCCGATGGCCACATGCCCTCCGCCTGTAGTATTTCGATATAGTGCACCATTCCCTATCGCCACGATGTTTGCTCCTGTCGTTGTGGCCTTGAGTGTACCTGCTCCTATGGCTATATCTCCGCCGCCAGTGGTAATGCTGTACATCGACTGGTAACCTATAGCAATGCTACCAAAGGTGGTCGTAGTAGTGTTTCCTGCTCCGCCAAAAAAGAATGATGTCAGTGATGCATTTGCGGATACAACAGTAGTCCCTCCAATACTGTATGATAAACCGGAAGGAACATTTGCTCCGCCTCCGAAGCTTGCCGCTGCCGTGCTCGAAAGAGTCGTGAATGCTCCTGTGTTCGGGGTGGTTGTACCAATCGGCCCAGGCGCCGCGAATGTCGCACCGTTGATCGAGGTGACTGTGAGCACGCCAGTGCTCGAAAGTGTCGCATTGCCCGTGATTGCCTGGGCCACGTAGCCCGTGCCAGCGGCATTGCCGATGAGCAATTTCCCGGAGGCCGCTCCGAGGGAGAATGCCGCGACGGCATCGGTGACTGTCTTCGCCGAGGCGGCGGCTTCAGTTGCTTTAGTCGTCGCGGTCCCGGCGGCCGTCTCGGCTCCAGTACGCGCCGTCTGAGCTGCGGTCTTGTCAGCTGCTACCGCTATCCGGTCCAGTGCTGTTTGCGCAGCGTCGGCATCTGCGGCTACCTTGGCTGCTATGGCGGCATTCGCGTTTGTCAGCGCGTTTTGCTCATGCGCCGCCGAATTTGTTTCGGAGGTTTTCGAATTCGCCTCTGAAGTTTTTGCGCGCTGCTCCGAAAGCAGGGCGGCAGCGGAAGAGTTTCCCGCTTCGGTCTCCGAAATCTTCGCGGCGTTCTCTGATGCTTTGGAATTCTCCTCTGATGTTTTCGCCGCGCCCTCTGAATTTGCGGCGTTGATCTCGGAAGTCTTCGCTGCTTTCTCTGATGATATCGCGGCGACCGATGAGGCTTCTGCCGAAGATGCGGCAATCACGGCTTCAGCCGCGATCTGCGCCGGTTCTGTAGTGTTTATCGGGATACTCGTTGCTGTTTCGCGAGTAATTTCCTTTGAAAGTAATAGAACACCTTTCGCAACCGTGAGGACAGTTGAAGGGTCAAGAATTAGCTGAGCCTGAATGTCGTATAGGAGCTGGGTATCGCTCAATCCCTTCGTGTCGACATGGACCAGGGAAACAAGCGCGTTTGTGCCTGAAGCAACGAGACCGAGCCCCACTGTCTTTTGAATTTTCGCCGACGCATCCGGGTCCGTCTCTTTCGACTTCGCGGTGAAAATGAGAGCGTATCCCGTCGGGTCAAAAGGGTGCCCATCGTACACCAGCGGGATGGTGTGCGTTTTCGAGTCTCCACGGTATTGCCTAAGATCGCTCATGGAATTGATACAAGTATGGGTGTGTATCCAGTTGTCGGATCTTCCATAGGCTCACGGATAACCGTATAGCGCTTTCCGTCTTTCGTAATGACGTTGCCCCTTGTCGGAGCAGGAGATGGAAGGCTGGCGGACTTGACCATGATTTCTATCATTCGGTCAGGTCCTCCGGCCAAACGTGGATCATCGGTTTTTAAGGCCGACGATATGCCGATAAAAGACGCTGCGCCGAAGTACCAAAGCGGATCTCCGCTTTCTTGGGCGAGTTCGTCGAAGCCCTCTTCGAAGGCGTCTTTTATCGGCGATGACATGGATCAGAACAGCAGAGCCAGCGTCATGCTTTTCGCGGTGTTATCTCCGCCTGCGGCAGCAATAGCAGCCGTTGCGCGGATATAGCGTTTCGTCCCGGACGGAATCCGGACCGTGCGCGTCGCGGAAGCAGCTCCAGCTGAACCCGCACCCGTTAGGACCAACGTTGCAAATGAGGCGATGGCGGAAAACGTGATGTTGTCGGCGCTCTCTTCGAGAGTGACGGTGCACGTTTTGGTGTCAGCGAGACTGGGCAGTGCTGAGACAGCAAGCTCGAGCTCGACGCGCTCGAACGCAGCGTCAACGACCTGAAGGTCGAGCGCGGCAGTCGATGCAGAAGCTCCAGCTGCTGGAAGTGCGACGGTCTTAATGAGCGCCGCATCTTTGATTGAGCGAGTAGCCATTTTTTGGATTCTCCTTTTTGATTGTTACGAGGCGGCGGCGACCGCGATTGAGTCCGTTTCCTGAATAGGAACGTCGGCCAAACTCGTGGGGATCGGCGCAAAAGCGTCGCCCTTTCCGGAGTCCTTCTGACCAAGCGTGGCGGTACGTGAGGACTGAAGATAAAACTTCGCGTCACGACTCATGAACCAACGGGTCGGCTTGCGACCGACGGGGAACTTGGCAACGAGCTTGTTTCCGAGCGAGTCATTGAGCGGCTTCGCTTCGGTGATGTTTTTGATGCAGCCAATCGAGTATTTTGTCGAAAGGTTGAGACCAAGCCATCCCCGGAAGTTGTTCACGAACGCCATGAACGCCTTCGCGGAATCAGCAGAGTCGCGGACCTGCTGCTTCACCCACTCACCCAAAGCGAGTTCGCCATTGTTCCCGATAGGGAAATAAACGCCGTCGCGATCATTCTCGTAGATCGCCCAAGCGGTATGCGTGCTGGAGCCCGTTCCGCCAGCATCGACAACCATTGAGGCATCGACATTGGCCTTGAATCCAGCGAAGCCCTTAGCGTCGGCGCTGATTCCATCGTACACCTGCTTTCCGATGGAGATGAAGGAATTTTGGACAGAGCCCGCGGCCTCATTCGCGAGAATGTCACCAACGTGACCAGGGTCAGCGCTGACGATTGCCTCGTCAATCTGAAGCTGGGAATCGAGGAAGAAGCACGGGACGATGCGCTGCTCGTAAGTGGAAGACCCTGGAGTAACACCTTCATTGGGGCGTCGGAAACCGGAACCAGGAAGTCCAGTGCGGAACGTTGCGCGGTAAGATGTGCCGTCGATGGGACGCATCGGAATCGTGCGGAACTCGGGGGCGACCGTCAGCACTTCCTCAATGAGGCCGACGACGGGATCACTGCCGGTGCGCTTTGCAATATCAAGAAGAGTAAGCATGTAATGTTTCTCCGGTTACAGGGTGATAGACTTGTTGAAGGCGGCGGCGATTCGAGCGCAGCCAGTAAGCTCGGACGCTTGGGTCGGGGTCGGCTTAAAGGCTCCGACGGGAGCGACGCCACGGGGGGCAGAAGCCTCAGGCATGGAGTCGATCATGGACTTTGTTCCAGCCGCGTCTCGGATGTAGGACTCAACCCACTTTGCTCGGAGGTCCTTGTCATCCTTGATTTTCTTGGCGGCCACGGCGGCAGAAACGGCGCCCTCGGCTTCGGCCTTGATGGCGGCGGAGAGCTTATCATTGACGGCCTTCATGGAGTTTTCGGAAGCGGTGAGCTTGTCCGTCAGCTCCTTATTTGCGACAGCCTGAGAGGCTAGCGCGGCGGTCAGTTGAGAGACCGCGACATCTTCAGTAGCATCAGCGGAGGCAATGAGTTTCGCCTCCACCAACGCCTTCAGCAGATTTTTCATAACTTGTGGTGTTGATGTTTGGTTGGTGGGGGCCTCGTGGCCTCCAGAAATTTTATCCGGGACGTTCCCGAAACGGTTCAGATCGAAGCTCACTGAAACACGCACCGGTGCGTTTATTTCATCGACGAGTCCCCACGCCTTCGCTTCCTGCGCGGTGAACCAGGTAATGGCGCTCATTGCGCTCTTCACTTCAGCTTCGCTTTTACCTGACTTTGTGACGTAGACGTTGACCAGTGCTCCTTCGAGCTTGTCGAGCAGGTCGGCCATTTCGCGCATGTCCTTACTTTCTCCATACGCGCCACCGTTTGGGCGATGAATCATTATGGTCGCGTTCTCAGAGGCCACTGTTCGCTTTCCGGCAAGCGCGATTACTGAAGCCATGGACGCCGCAAGACCGATGATCTTTGCGGTTACCTTGTCCCGGCGTTCGGCAAGCAGATTGTAAATTGCGAATCCGTCGAAGATAGATCCGCCCGGGCTGTTGATTCTGAGCGTGATGTCGCGGTCTGCCGGGACTGATTTCAGCGCGTCGGCAAAGTTTTTTACCGTGACACCAAAAAGCCCGATCTCGTCGAAAATATCAATTTCCGCGCAGGGCGCAGTTGCTAGATTTGTGATAGTAAACCAAGTTCTCATTTTGATCCTGAGTTGTCTTCGCCGGATTGCGGGGCTCCGCCTGCGGCTTCGGTTGTCGCCTCGGTCTCTGCGTTGGCTTGCTCGATGCTTGTAAGCGTAATCGGGCGACGGGTTCCGCCATCGTCTTCCCATGATTTCTTCACGGCGTCCGGCGTCTCGGGCAGATCCATCTTCTTGCGGAGCGCCGTTTCGTCCTCCTCGTTCGGTGTGATCGCGCCCGCTCGAACACCAACGCCGTAAGCGTCGGCATATTCTTTTGCGGATACAGCAACCGACGGAATTATTGGAGATCCTTGCTGACCATAAAGTCGATTAACCAGAATTCCACGCGGGAGACTGGCGGCGATCTCCTCCGAGATGACTGTCGAGAGTTCGACCGCGAGTTGATGGACGTGTTTTCTCCAAGAGACGCCATACTGGCCACATCCCTCCTGGAGGGTCATGTTCCCGGTGCGGATGTCCTCACGGTCTTGAGCCGATACCCGCCCGGCGTCTGCCGTCGCAGCAGGGGGGCCATACCATTCAGCAGACCTCCAATCAGGCGGTGCGTCACTCAGGGCACCGTCTTCGATTTCTCCCTCGATAACGTACTCGTAGATCTCCTGAAAACCTTGAACCAGCACCAACTGCCAGACCTTCGCCACTCGATCTAAAATAGCCAAGTCGCGGCGAGTATCAGCACCGCCGACCTTGAGTTGCCGGACGACGGACGGAGGAAGATTGTATGCCAGGCAAATCAGCTCGGCCAGAAAGTCGACGAACCCCTGCCATGCAGGGCCCGGACGTTTCGGCTCGTATGGCGTGTAAGAGTCGCCGTTTTTTATCACCTTTGCCTCGACGCCAAAAACGCTCTTGTAGTACGCCTCTCCAGATTCACCAGTAGTATCTGTCCGGATACTGTGCCCTGGAAGGTCGTTATCGGATTCTCCGCTCTGTGTTGAAATTATATCCGACTTAGTTGCTGTGTCTTTAACCGCTGCTTTCTCCAGCCCAAGAATATCGTGAAGATCAATCGCGGTCGTAAGAGCAGAAGCCGCAAGACTGACTCCCCTTCCCTGGCCTGCTCGCTCGATATTCGCGAAATGGACAACGCCATCAGCCAGTCTTTCGGTTTCATTCAAGACCCCGAGGGAGTCAGTCTCTTGGAAGATGTATTTCGCAGGGCTTCCGTCGCTGTCCGCAATTATTCCGTCATCGTTCTTCGCGGGGTTCAGGACCGTGTTCCTGCTTCCAACTTGGTCGCCCTCGACAAGCTGGATTCGGGATCGTCCGCTCTTATTGTACGTTTTTAGGACGAATATGTCTCCGTCGACGATCATCGACCTGAAGATAATTTCCTGAAGCTTCGCGAAACTCTGCCCAGAGCAAATATCGGGTTTCTTTGCCCACGCGTCGAAGACGGCTTGGGCTCGAAGATTCCATTTCTCGTTCGAGCTCGAAGGCTCTGGACGTATCCCAGTTCCAACCGTGAACGTCACAAGCCTCTCGGTAACAGCTTTTCCAAGTGGGTTATTTTTCCAGATCGCCCGCGAAATCCGCAATAGTTCTCGGCGCGTGAAACGGTTAATATCCTTCTTTGCGCTTTGAACAACTCCCGGTAGGTAAGAACGCACTACATTGCGTTGCGCCCCCTCGTAATAGGCACGTATCTCTTTTGCTGATACTGGCCTATCAAACGCATCATAAAGCTTTGCCTGTGCGATCATAGGCGAAGTCCCGTGAAGTTGAGCGGAATAGAGCGGACCGGAACGACTGAAGCCAGCAGCGCGGTTTGCAGCTCTGCGTCTGATGCGCCGGGCACTTTTGCGAGTATGGAATCAACCCTGTCGAGTAGCAAAGAGCAGACTTCTGCGATATCGACCGCGCTCAATCCATTGAGAGGAGGAAGGGAGAATGTTACCGAGCTCCCGCCCGCTGTGGTTCCGGAAAGAACCTTACCTTTTGCAGTGTCGGTCAGCTTTGCGCGTGCGGCACACTTCAGCGCTTCGCAAAACGAAACGCCTTTCTCCTCTGCGTCCCATGCCAGGCCTCGGATAAAAAGCCTTGTAAATCCAGAGCTTGCTCCCACGTATCCATCAGCGAACCACAGAAACGATCCAGCAATAGCTCAGATGCGCACAATTGCGCACCATTAATTAAACCGACGCCAGTAGCTCCTTCCGCGTGCACGGAGGAGGATTTCTGACTAACCACGAGCGGGCCTCTGCGACCGTCGCTTTCCCTCCAGGCATCAGAAATCCGCGCCTGCGCATATGGGTTACGTATCTGCGCGACCTGCCAAGCTCCGAAGCGAGTTCCTTGATGGTGAGAAGTTTGTCGGATTGGGTCATGACTCAGGTGTTTGATTAATGTGCTCTGGCGCTTTCCACTCTTCACCAACGGGGGTTTCGGTTCCGTTTTCCGATACAACATCAGGCGATTCATCCAGGTTAAACCATCCGGTCATGGTAGCCACGCCAAACACATACCGCTCGCCGTCCCAGCAGTGCTCCCCTTGTTTCCCCACTGTTCGCCATTCAAGCACTTTCTGCCCTGCCTTGTTTGTAGTTGTCACGCGGACACGCGACGCCATTTGAACGCGGTAAAATTCCGGCGCATCTGCGGCCATCGTCCAACCTGCGACACGCCCCGATCTTGCGTTATCCAAAACCTCCGACGTCAGCTCTTCGGAAATCAATATGAGGCGGCACGACTTCCGAACTGATCCAAGAATCAGTATTGCAGGAACGGGCCGGTCGTCCGACATGCGGGACATGGTCCGATATTTCTTTTTTACTCCGCGCACTGTTTTTTCAACCAGATAACCGCCGGGGACTTTCTCGCCTTTGCACGCGAACCACCCCCAGAGACAGCAGTGCGTGTAGACGGCGTCTGTAAATTTTCCCGAGTCAACCACGACACAGTCGTCGTGAACTCCGTTCGCCACCTGAAATTCCCTCACCGATTCCCAGCTCTCAAGCCTTGCGGTGTTTGCAAGCCGTGAGTTTCGGTGATCGTCGAAAGACCTAAGCACCACCCAGAAATGAGTCTGCTGTACATCCACAACCAAGAACCTTGCTTTTTCTTCAGGCCAAACATCCTGCATCTTGTATCCAGATATTGACTTTCCGATTTCGATTTCGGCAGGACGATCAACCCAAGCCAAGGCTAGGCGTTTTTGAAAAAACTCCTTGAGCAATTCCATCGTCCCGCGCTTCGCCGCGTCCTTGGCCTGAATGTATTCGACCGCGATTTCTCCGAGCTGTGCGAAGTCTGAACAAATGCAATTCCAACGGAATGACCAATGCTTTGGCGAAGATCCTTGAGCGGGGTCCGTGTAATACTCGATGCCGTTGTTTAGTGTGTATCCATTTGCCGCTGACACAGGGATCAGGTTCCCGCATAGCTGGCACTGGTATGCGGTGCTCTTCACAACCTTATCCCAATCCCAAGAACCGTTCTCTCTCTTCGCTTCCTTACTCCAGACTACGCCGCCGACCTCTCCTTTTCCGAACGTCCATTTTGGAACACTGAGCCGTTTGCACGACGGGCAAAATATCTGCCGCTCTTGCCTCGTCCCTTGGTTAAAGGCCTTGTCTGTCTCATCTCCCTCCATTGATCCGGTTGAGAGCTCGAGAATCGTTCGGTTGTGCGAGAAGCGTGTCGTGCGCTTGTGTGCTGCGGCCAACATACCCGGTGGCCACAAGTGCGTCTCGTCGCAGATCATGTGCCGGATGTGCTTGCTCTGCACGTTACCCAAGTTCGCTGCCTGGATCACGAATGACATGTGCGGGAAGTGGATCGCCTGCGTCCGTTTCATGTGGCGATTCTCCGGGAACCAACGCGAAACCCTCTCGCACGATGCAAGGAATCTTTGCACTCGCGTCTCTGCAAATTCCTTCGCCGCCTCCTCGTCCTGTGCGTACCAGACTGAGAAACCCGGAGCATTATCAATCACCCACGACAAGAACACCTCTCCGATAGTTGACTTTCCCCCGGCGGCTGGGGCAAGCACCGTTACTCGTTTCGGTCCGGGTTGCCCCAGTATCCGAAGCGGCATTACGATTTGCGGGGTGTGGTCGGTTGTGAAGTCGCCTTCCCATGGGGACCACGGTCCCACCTTAACGAATTTCCTAGCCCACTCATCAAGGAGTAAGTCCGTCGGAGGCGTGAACGCGGCTAAATATGGGTCTGTAATCTCAGTCAGCATACGCGTTTGGTTGGCTCAATATCGTGCGCACTTCTCGCAGCGCAGAACGGTTCATGTCGGCTATCTTTTCGGCAGGCATACCCTCTTCTTTTGGCGGCAACTCGGTCTCGAATTTCTGCTGCATGATTGCGCATGCCTTGGAAGCGGCGGAAGTCATGTCTGCCCGTACTTGGTCTCGTGATACAAGCCTGCCCTTCGTCTCATCCAGCTCCATTTCCGCCGTGAGCGCCTGCGCTCGTTTCAGTCGGAGGGACCAGTTTGTATTTTCGCTGTCCGCATCTGCCCGAAAAAGCCAGCGAAGTAGCGGCTCTAAATGTACGCGGTTTGCCTGGTCAAAAGCGGCGCACCCGTCCTTTTTTGCCTGCTGCTGCACGGGCTTCGGGATTCCCGTAGCCGCCTCACACGACTGCATTGACGAGAAAACCGGCAATAATTGCCTACCTTCGTCAAGTTTTGTGTGTGTTTTTTGGTTTTTTGCTCTCATGGATTTGTTTCGCAGTCCTGCGGACCCTGCTGGGCATCAGTAACTTGAAAAGATTCCTTGCCGGGGGAGGGGCACGCCTGCCGATTATATCGGGAATTCTTTTTCATTTCCCGATTTGCTCAGAGAAATAATAACTCTGAGACACAAGCCCAAGCGCTCGGGCTATTTCTGCAATGGTATCATCGTTTGGGATACTCATTTATCTCCTCCCCGCTGATCATGTTGTTCGACAATTTCAGCGGCAATGAATCCCGCGAAAGCAACGAGCGCCGTAATTCCCATTTCATTACGAGCCTGCTGGTTTTCGGAGAAGAATCGGGCCAAGCAAAGGGCCATCATAATAAGCGATAAAAAAGTGGATACTTTCATTTTCTTCCCCTCATTTTCGCTCTCTCAATTTCCTGGGCGGTCTCAAATCTGATCGGATCGCAAAGATCAAGCAGTCGCCTGATCAGCGGATCGCCGCGCAGATTCCCCGATCTCTCAGCCATTTCATCTGCGCCCAAATTGGTCGTGACGTAAAGCGGTAATCCGGCGCCGACACGCAAATCGAGAAAGCGAAAGAACCACGCACGCGCCCAATCCTCGCGGCAGAGCTGCATCGCCTCTTGCCCGTAGTCATCGAGGAACACGATTTTTCGCGCCGCCGTGGCTTCGACCCAATCACGCGCCTCATCTCGGCCGTATCGGACCTGCTGCAAAAGCGCGGAGAACCAATCCACGGATGACCAGCACCGCACCTCCAGGCCCTCATCGCACGCATAGCGCCGCATCAGAGCCCACATTGCACGCGTTTTGCCGCGTCCAGTTGGTCCGGACGCCAGAATGCCCTTATCTTCCGCCGAATGGCCTAGAATCAAGCGCAACTGGGCAAGGAAGGGCATCAGGGCGGGGTGTTGCCAGTCGCTTTCGAGCATTTGCGGAGGGCATGAGGCTAAAAAACGCTGCTTGGCGGATTCCGTGCGGGCGGCATCCGAGAATTTCCGCCAATTCTCTTCCCGCTCTTCGGCGGTGATTTCCGCTACGCCGTTTTCAGCCTGCGTATTCAGCTCTTGGATAATAGTTTCGTCACTTTTCATTTTCAGAATCTCCCGCTAAATTGTGATTTTCCCGGTGCCTGCCCTGTCATTGGTTTTTCGATACGCCCGATCCAGCGAAGGAACCTCGTTCGGGTTGGTTGCTTGTGCTTTAATTCGCACCATCGGAGCATTTTACCGTGCTCATAGTCGATGTCTACGTGAGCAAAAGTCGGATCAACCTTGAGCGATCCAAGCCACTCGGCATCGGTGAGCTTCGGCTGTGCCTGCTTTGCGGGCTCTGGTGCCGGAGGAGCTGGAAAAAGCGAAGAAGAATTTTCCGCTCGAGGAGAGTCGGAGGTCGGCGGCGTAGCCGTTCCGACCGAACTGTTCGCACCTACTCCTACTGTCTTAGATGTATTCTCTATTCTATTCTTCTCTTCTCTTCTCTTCTCTTCTCTGGTCCCGCAGTTGTCCCGATTTTGTCCCGATTTTTCGGGGACAGGTTCGGGACATTTTCCGAGTCTTTGGAGGCGCTTTTTCTCGGTTTCCATCGCGCGTTTTTTTGCGCTATCTCCATTATGCTTAGAAAACTTAGGGAATATCACACCACCCTCTTCGATGAGTAACCATCCTACTGATACCATTGCAGCCGCGAAGCCAGCTCGCTTCGTCATCGAATCTATCGTCGAGCCATCAACGAACGGCATATGCCCATCGTCCGACTGCTCATCTGCCCAAGACCAAAGCAGGTATAGGCGACCAACAACGCTGAATTTGTCGAGATTTGTGCGTGCCGAAATTCCGATGACTGCGGGGTCGTCACCCAAATTTATCCGCATTTTTATCCAGTCGTTTGCCATGTGGTTTTCCGCTTAATTTTCTGTTTTGTTAATTGCTTCCCTAATTGCCCTGACCATCTCGCCATTTAACACTCCCGTCGGCGTGCATCTCAGTATTCTCCAGCCGGCGACAGCGGCCGCATTATATTTTTCGATGTCTCGCAAATATCCTTTTGGTCTGACGTGTCTTCCGCCAGTCCAGACGCCGCCCTCGATTTCAAGCGCAACCTTTTGCTCAGGCCAAGCGTAGTCGAAGCGCCATTTCCGTGTAGCGTGAAACCTGTATTCGGATATTGGAGCTACGCCGACAAGTTGGGCAAGCGCCTGCAATACTATAGAGTTGTTCATTTTGCGTCGGAAATCTGCCGGAAGTCTTTTGCTTACGAGCGGGGTTTTCGCTTTCGTTCAGGTGTTGGTCTTCAGGAACACAATCCAGAGGGTTTTAGCCGTGCGGCCGCATCGGTTCCCGTAGAGCGGCTTGACTGGCGTAAGAGCGAGAATTTCCGAAACCGGAATTCTTTCCTCGTTCCACTTGAAAACGAGCGTTCCGCCGAGCCTTAGCACGCGGAAGCATTCGGAAAATCCGGCCCGCAATTCGTCGCGCCAGTTGACCCCAAGCACGCCGTACTTCTTGGCGAGCCAGCCACTCTTTCCGGCACCAACCAAGTGCGGAGGGTCAAAGACGACATGCGCGAAAGCGGCATCTCTAAACGGCAGGGCTGTGAAGTCAGCCTGGATGTCCGGGTCAACGACCAGCGTCCGGCTCCCACCCTTGCTGGAAATGTCGGGCAGCTCATGCGTCTCGCGTCGCTTATCCACAAATATAACGTCTGGGTTGGCGCGGTCGAACCAGAACATACGGGAGCCACAGCAGGCGTCTAAAACTGGAGGCAGTTCGGCCATGGGTCGTTTAGTTATTGGTGGCACCCAGAGGGGGAGCCCGGTGTTTGGATCAATTCGGAGTTCCATAGTTTTGCTTGGCTGTTTTCGTTCAGGAGTTGATTAGTTCGTGGGCGGCGTGCCACTGCTTGTGCTTCCAAACCAGACTCTCAAATTCAAGCCTGACCTGGATTCCTCGGTGTGGATCAATGCGCATTTTGACCGCGTAGGCATATTTTCCTCCTGGCATATCAGCCGTTCGGTATGGCTTTCCGAGTCGGTATCCGCGGACTGAAGAGTTGGGTGCCATGATTCGTTCTGGCGTTTCAGCCGATTTGCGCACCACCTGAACGATTTCATCCGCACTGACTCCAATAGCGTTTTTCCTGCACAGCAGATCGTTAATATCTCTCGTGAGTTGGTCAGTCATGGGTCGTTCCTTTGTTCAGGTGTTGGCTTGGATCTCAATGCGCTGGACCTCATTTTCCGGGATGTACATATCCTGCCACCATAGCGGCAGGATCGTATCGACCTCGTCTGAAAACTCGAACAGATCAGCATCGGCCTCAGTGGCTGGTCGAGCATCCCAGACGATGACCGTATATTTGCCCTCATCTCCATCAATGGCTTCCTTAGCCTCTTTGATGGCCTGCTCAATAGAATCGCAGAGGCTTCCCATTTCGTCGCTTCCCAGGAATTGGTATATGTATTTTTTCATGTTTAGAATCTTGAAAATTCCAGCGTGAGGAAAAGCCACACAAAGCGGACTTCTCCTAGTCCCGGTAGAAGCAACACGGTCGGTAAAACCGAGAAACACCTGTATTGCCGCCAACGGAGCGAAACGAAAACGTGCGAGTCTCTTCCTCCTATGGAGCGATTGATGAATATTCTGATTTTGGATACTTTCATTTTGTGCCATCCCGCGCGGCGTCGATGGCGGCCCGAAATGTATCCTCATTGAACCTACCCGTTGCGGGTGTATCAAACCAGTGGTCCGCCGTCGCAAGCCAATCAAGGCGGGCTTTGTCTTTTAAGGCTTCTGACAACTTCGCCTTGAGCTTCTCAATCTCAGCGACCAGAGAATCCGATTTGTCAGCTTCTTGTACCAGGTGACTTTCAGCTTGTGCGCATCCGGCGGCGTAGAATTCCTTTTGTAGCCTGCACTCATCTCGCTCAGAGGAGACGCGGGCCAGTTCGGCCTTGAGCTTGGCGTTTTCCTTTTCGGAGCACCAAAGCAGATTTTGCACGCAAATCTTGTCGCACTTTTCGCAGAGCACTAGGAATTCTTTATCTTTCAACTCAGCCAACAGCTTGTTGCGCGTGTCGCGGAGGCGGATAGTCGCACGGAAAAAAAGGCCATGCTTGAATGGCTTTTGTAATTCTCTCTCCAGTTTTTCCGCGTGCTCGTACATTTTACGGGCGCAATCAGCGGCGGAAATAAGCGGGTTAAAGCACGCGGCCCATGCGGCTTTCGTGCGAGGGGTGTCGCTCATAGTGTGCCTCCTGTACTGTATATCAGGATACACGCCCATATAAGCAGAGCAATTTCTGCGGCAACAACCGACAAGTAATGCCTCTGGTCTCGTTCGATTACGGTAGGCATTTCTCGAAACGCTAGAGCGTATAGCGCAACTACCAGCCGAAGGACCGAGAGCGCCGACATGACCCAGAGAAATGTACTCATAGCGCGCCTCCATTTCTAAATTGCAGATCACGCGGCGCGTTTTCCTGACTGAACCGCCCGAGAACATCCCGGCGCGGACGCAGCTTATTTAGCTGCCAGTGCGCCAGCCTGTCGAAAAAACCGTTCTGCCAGCCGAGGGCCAAATACTTTTCTTTGCTCGATACTTGGCCAAATAAATATCCGGCCAGAAAAACAAGAATAGCAGATAGCGCGATTACAAGGATGTGTATTGTTTCCATGGTTACGCTTTTTTGTCGGCCTCTTCGGCGATGGGTTTCCACTCGGCGTCAAGCGTCGGCTTGAGTTTCTTCTGTTCGGCTCCCGGGAGTGTTGCCCACCAAGCGGCGAGCGCAGACACCCCAAGGTGAGCGCGATTTGATCCGCGCATTTCGTCGGTCCAATCCACCCAGCCAGCCGGATACTTAACTACCGGGGTTTCCGGCTCAAGCGGAGCAACGCGATGCGGCTTCCGGCGCCCGCGGGTCTCGGTGAGTAGGATCGATAACGGCTCAGAAATGTCGCTTGCGTGAGATATTTTCACACCCCCGACAGCATCCCCGCCAAACTTAACAAGCGGGTCACGATAGATTGAGATTCGCCTACCAATGTATGCGCTACCGTCTGCGCCCCAAATCGAAACAAGCACTCGGCGCATTGACTTGCTTGGCTTGTATGGCCTCCCGAAATCTCCCTCGTAGTGAATTACGACAGGCTGCTCTTGGCTGCCTGACTCGACTGAGGTAATCTTAATTGTCCGTGGCCCGCCAATCAGGTCGTCCGCGTTGAGCTGGTCGCTTTTTGGAATTATGGTTGTATTGAGATTCATATTACTTTCTCGGTTGATGTTGTGATTTCACTACCGTCTTCGATTTCGAAATCCACCCAGCCAGGGGCCTGAATTTCGACGGCGCCATTCACATATCCCGGCCAGTTATTCGATTCCATGCAGCGCTTCCACGTGTCGATTGCCTTGAATGCCTCCCGCTTCCCGCGCTCGCGGAAAGAAGCGTCAAGGAAGCATGGCGTCACGGCATAGGGCGGCTCCGTTTCGACAAAAAGAAACTGGAACCCAAGTCCTCCTTTTACCGCAGGGATTCCGGTGAGTTTCGCGGCCCCCATGAGATAAAACTCAGAGCGCAAATCGTAGTGCATTGCGGGCACGATTCTTGAAATCTGTTCCGGGTGGGCAGACTTTCCCGTGGTCTTTATGTCCCAAATCTCATTGCGGGATGGAATCCATCGATCAAACATTGCCCTCATGTAGTGCTCGCCCTCTTTCCATACTGCCGCCTTCTCGCTTTCTCCCTCGGTAAGCACGTAATCCAGCCCCCACTCGTGAAGGCTTGCCCGCAGGTTTGTAACGATCTCACTGGCGCGGTCGAAGTCCGCTCGCTTCGTTGGAGTCTTTCCGAGCGACTGCGCAAAATCGTAAAATTCTCGCGCTTCTTTTGACCTCCAAGAGTCTCCCTCGTAGATTTCGAACCCTCCACCTTTTCCAAGAGCAAGTTCGTGCACAACGCTCCCGAGACTCATGGATGGAGTCTCGTCGCTCGCTGAATATTCCGGGTTAAGCCGAGGATGCTTGAGCCTCGCTTTCGCTGGGCACGAATAAACAAGGTCGCAGGCAAGCGAAGACGAGAGCGAGGGAAGAAAGCATGGGTCGGCGTGATATTCCTTCGCGGGTAAATCGTAAAATCCTGGAGCCGTAATCACAGGAGCACCGCCTTTCCTTCCACCCAAGCAGCGAACTTGTTCACCTGGTCGGCGAGCTGAATCTGCACACGCTTCCCTTTTTCGGTCGCGAGCGCAGGAATTTGCAAACCGCGTATTGTGGCAGCAAATACGGCCAGCTTCTCACGGTCTGGCGCAAGTGCGGCGCGTTCTTTTTCTGCTTCTATCTGTGTAAGTCTTGCGCTCTCGCGCTCTGCGACGGCTCTCAGTTCGCGTTCGCACTTCTCCCGCTCGTCTCGCTCCGATTTTGCTTTCGCCTCAAGCGCTGCGTGCTCAATGCGGGCGATTTCCTGCTGTCTCTTGCGCTCGATTTCTGCGGCCTCGACCTTGGCGCGTGCCTCTGCCTTCTGCTCTTCAAGTTCTTTCAACGCCTTCTCTCGTTCAGCCCTTGCCGCTGCCTCGCGTACTTCGGCTTCAGCTTTGAGTCTTTCGTTTTCGATCCGCATGCGCTCGCGCTCCTGTGCTTGGGCTTTCTCGCGAGCCTCACGCGCTTCGGCTTCCGCTTTTGCTTGAGCGAGCCTATCCGCTTCGGCTTTTTCTGCCGCCGCCTTCCGCGTGTTGAATGCGGCTCGCGCACCCTCAAGAGTGTTTGCAAAATCGACCTCGGACATTTCGGCGAGCATGTAGAATGCCGGATTCACCCCGAGCGGGATGAGCTGCGCCTCGCGGGTCGCCCGCAACGTTGCCTTGCGCTGCGCCTCTGCGCGTTCGGCGGCGGTTTCGATCTCGCTCAGCGTCAGCTCAAGCGGCTCTATTACGCCAGTTACGAGGCGCAGCATTCCGTCGAGCGCCTTCCCGCGTGATAGCGTTTCGGCCTTCAGCTCCTTGTGCTTTTTCTCAGCTTCGACGCGGATTTTCTTCAGCAGTAAGCGAGACTCGCGGGCAAGTTTTGGCTCGGTTACTTCGGAAACCCTTACGCGCCACTCTTCTGCCTGTGCAAAAAAAGGAGAAAATGAGGACCGGATAAGAAGGCCAACATCCTCCGAAACTCCGCTTTGAAGAAGGACCGTATCAATAGGCCCGCCTTGGACTAGATCTTGTGTATTCGTAGGCATGTTACGGGTTGTTTTTGTTTTCCGTCCCCGCGTCATCGCGGCTTCCTTCGTCGCTGGGAACGCTCACGGTTCCGGCGTTCGCAAACGCGTGCGCCTTGTCCTTCTTCGCCTTGGACTCGGCGAGCGCCGCGTCGATGTATCCAATGGCCGCGCACGCGCCGGGAATCTTGTCGGAATTGATCCGCAGGAACTCGCGGAACGTCGTGGTTTCGGCGCGACCAGAGAGCGCGATTAGGGTTTTCACCTCAAGCTTTTGCTCTTCTTCACCAAGCCGTTCACCTTCGAAGGAAGAAAAGAAAATACCAGGCAACCGCAAAACGTAACCCTGCGCGTCGTCGGTCGCGTCTTTTGGCAACTCCAGATCTTCGGAGGCGAGCCCGTCCCAGCTCTCAGGCGTGAGTACCTGTTCCGTTGCGGCTCCGGGAAGCGGGATAATATTGGAGGACTCTTGCTTCGTGTCGGTTTCGGCGGCTCCGCTTACAAGTTTTTCGACGCCCGGCAGTTCGTTATTTGTGACGCACACAAGCACCGGGGTTTTGGTTTTGACCCAGATTTCATGGTCCTTGAAGGTGCGAGCGGGAACATTCTCGCAGGCCTCGCCAATAGTCTGAGTAGGAAGCAGGCGACCCTTCTTTGTCGTGTTGAAATCGTACGCTGCTTGGCGGATTCTTTCCTCTGTCGTAACAGGACTTGCCTCATCAGGAATCTGGAGCACCCAGCCGGCAAAGTCGTGACCACGCAAAAACCCTTGCGGGTCAGATACCAGGATGACGAACTGCTTTTTAACGGCGGGAGTCTTCTCTTTTTCTTTGGAGGAAAGCGCGGCAAGTTGGTTAATTAGCGCCTCCAGTTCGGCGGTAGGTATTTTTACGACCTTTCCAGCCGACAGTATTTGTTCTGTGGATACTTTCATTGCGAGGCCTCCTTCTTGAGCTGCTTGCGGCCCTTGTGGGGCATATAGCAAGACCGTGACTGCTTCGGGAATGCTTCGGGGTCGTGTGTAAGAAACGGATTACTGCGGCGGTGTTTGTTTGCTGCGATTCTCGCTTTTCCTGATGCCTTGACGGCATCTGATTTTTTGCTATTCATACTTTGTTTTCCTTCAGTTTTAGCCCCCGTTCACGCGGGGGCTTTTTTGTTGATTTATTATTCGCCGAAGCCGGAGCCGTCGCCGGAGCCGGAGCCGAAGCCGTCGCCGAAGCCGGAGCCGAAGCCGGAGCCGAAGCCGGAGCCGAAGCCGGAGCCGGAGCCGGAGCCGGAGCCGAAGCCGTCGCCGAAGCCGAAGCCGGAGCCGAAGCCGGAGCCGGAGCCGAAGCCGGAGCCGAAGCCGGAGCCGGAGCCGAAGCCGAAGCCGTCGCCGGAGCCGAAGCCGTAAGCGGAGGTGGTTGTAGCGGTTCCCATTTCTAGGCCCTCCAGCTAGGAACGGCCTCAATGTTGGCCTGTGCGGTTTTTGTGGTTTCGATCACCTCAATAATCTCGGTGAGCGTGATGCTCGGAACCGGGATAGCGAATTTGCAGTCTGACGCGTTTTTCACTCCAGACACCGCAAGCTCCGAGAGCGATGCAGCACCAGACCAGCGCCAAATGCGTATCGCGTTTTTCAATACGCCTTCTTTTCCCTTGCGGGAGACCAGCGTTCCAAAGAACACGCCAGCCGAATATGTGCGGACAATAACCTTTTGGTTTCTCATGGTGGTTTTTACTCCTGAAATTAACCCGCCCGTTCCAAAGCTTCCCAAAGCCGGGCGGGGTTCCGAGAACACGCTCGGCGCGTTTTCCGTAGGGAAATTGTACGTATCACTATTTACGATACACTAAAATTGTCTCTCGCCGCCGCTTTGCCCCAGCCCGACGGCGAGAGGTTTTGCCCCAAAGAACAGCCCAAGTTCGCGGCCTTGGTTGCCAGAAGCTCAGTCCTCCTCGTCCTGCTCGGTGCGCGGGGACATGATTCCGAAAACGATCATGGCGATAAGGAACAGCGGCAGAATCGCCGCGACGCGGAGCCAATAAAGGGTGTCGAGTATCAAGGTTTTCATTACGTTATTTGGGGGTGAAAATTAGTCCCGATATTCATGAGAACCGTCGGGCCGCGCGGTTCTCCGGCTCACTGCGCGGAAATTGGTTTGCCTTCGGCGAAGGACTTGAGCTGGGAGATGGGCCAGAGGGTGAGCCCCCGAATATCCTTTACAGGCCTCAGCTTCCCCCGTGTGGCCAAATCGAACAACGTGTAGCGCGAGATATTACCCAGTAGTTTGCACGCGGTTTTTGTATCCACACACAGGGGATCTTCTGAGTTTTTCGCGCTCGCCTTTGGCATTCTTGCCACGACCGCAGACGCAATTGCGTCGATATCCTCGGCTGAGAGTGTGATATTCATGCCGCGACCTTTGCTCTTGCCGCTAATGAGCGGCGGACGAGCTTTGTGAGCTGAATTCTGACCCATGCCGCGACCTTCCGATTATCCTTTGCTGCGATTTCTGCGATTCCAGCCCTCAGCGCTCGCGGCATAGGGACCGAAACCACGACGACCCCGTCCGCCCTTTTTCCGTGTCTGCTGCCTGTTACTTGGTTCATGATGTACTGCGAAGACATATCTCGTAGTACATCATTGCAAGTGTGAATTGCATTTTGCGTACGGTGTAGTACACCTTTGCTCGTGAAAAATAAAAGCAGACACAATATGCGAGCGCCTGGCCAGACGGTGCTTTCCGTTCCGATGCCTAAAAAATTGCGGGACGAACTGAACGCGTTAGCCGAGAAAGATAACCGTAAGGTTGCGGCATTTATTCGGCTACATATTCAGCGGATAGTGGAGGAACAGTTAAGGGCACCGACTAAGCTGAGCTCGAAAGACCGAAAATCAACCCATGTGGTTACTCCTGATTTCCGGGAACCACCCACGGAACTCCCAAAGTCAGGATGA